TCAGCCGTGGGATAAAAAAGAAACTATATTTGGGAATAAACCAATTCGTGTACGAATAATGACAACTGATTGGGAAAAGGGTGCCGGAGAAGTTATTGTTCCGAAACTCATAGAATGGCTTCCTTATGGAAGTTATGAAACGAAAAAAAATAATGTTGGAGTAGAATCGAATTTTAAATTCAAGAACGGCTCAACGATAGAAATTCTTACACATAAACAGGAAACCCGTCAGATGGAAGGTTGGTCGGGACACTTTCTTCTGCTTGACGAGCCATGTGCTAAAGATAAATATATTGCAAATAAACGGGGCTTGATAGATTTTAAAGGAGTTGTTCTTTTTACCATGACTGCACTCTCAGAGCCATGGATACTTGACGATATTGTTTTGTGTACCGATAAAGAAGTTTTTGCTATTGGCGATATTGCAATGGACGAAAACCCATATTTAGATAAACAATCCATTGAAGAATTTAAACGAAGCCTGAAAGATGAAGATGAAATTGTTGCAAGAATAAAGGGTGGATGGAGGATTCTTGCTGGGCGTGTATTAAAAGAATTTAATGCCGATACTCATATCATTAAACCCTTTAAGCTACCTTTTGGGTATCCTGTTGTTGTAATGATAGATTTGCACCTAAACAAACCACAAGCAATCGGGTTCTATACTGTTGACCGCATGGGGCGACAATTTGTAATTGATGAAGTATGGGAAAATATTTCTCCTGAAGAGATTGCAGACGCAATAATTAGACGCAAACGGCAGAATCTATGGGATTTAAAGACTGTATTCATTGACCCGCTTTCAAAAGGTGATAGTCAGTTTATGAAAAACCGTTTCGATGTCGAAGATTCATTTTCAATTATAAAAAATCTGTTACAAAAAGAAGATATAACCCTTTTCGTCGCCTCCAAAGATAAGGAATCGGGTGTGAGAAATATAAAGAACTTTCTTATGGGAATGAATAATATCCCAAGTTTGTTTTTCTTCGAGACCTGTAAACGCCATATCCATGAAATAATGAGATGGGTTTATGATGAAGATGGGAAACCCAGCAAATCAGGCGATGACCACTTCATGGAAAATTTGTATCGCTTCACCCTTACGGGGACAAGATTTATTGAAGAACCTGTTATTATCGAAAAGGATTTTGTATATGAGCCGTTTAACTATATTTAGTAAAGCTATTATCATATTGGGGATTCTTCTAAATATTGGCTGCGTAGCTGAACGAATAGTTTTTATTCCACTCTTTCAAGCTCCACAAGCTAATATTAACCAAAGAAACGATAGTGTGAACTTAACACCGAACAGATTAGCCTCCCCATATAATAATTTAGCCTCTCCGCATAACAGTTTAACAAATGATTTAATATTCGTTTCGCCGTGAGACCAAAAAATGATTGCCATAGAGCCACTTCAAGAAATTCATATTGCTCCACTTTGGGAGATTATTAGAAATAAGCCTAATTATTTTATAGAGGAATTAGAACTTGACAAAATATCGGAACTGAATTATCATTTATTCAACACGGCAACCGATGTCCTTGTCGGAATAAATGGAGGGCAGGTAATTGGCTGTGGTTATCTTACTAACTTTGAAGATGGGTTTGCAGAAGTGTCAATTATAACAAAACGTCATAGTCTCCATCCTAAAGAAACTATTTTGCACTTAAAAAATTCTTTATCTTATTATTTCAAGAAACACGATTTAAAATTTATCTATGCAATTACACAAGCTTCAAATAAAGCAGTTCTTCGACTTATGAAAAATCTTGGATTTGCAGGATTTCAATTCCTTCCAGATTACAAACTGATTAATGGCAGACTAACAGATTTTATTCTAGGAGGACTACTTAGAGAAAATCTAGAAATGGAGGAGTTTAGTTATGAGAATATATCGTAAAATTGTATTTAGTATGACAACCGGCAAGCTCCTACGCAAGGAGTGTTACCAATGGTTTGGTAAACTTGCTCTATGTAAAGGGGGGGGTACTGGCGCTACGTCCTCTGCTAGACATGCCTATAAGCTTCAAAAAGAGCAAATGGAACTCCAGAAGAAGCAATTAGCGGCATTAGAGGCTAAAGAAAAAGCAATCGAAGCGGAGAAACAGCGAAAATTAAATGAATTGGTAAAGAAAAAAAGAACAGGGCGAACTGCTACAATACTTACTGACTGGGAAAATCTTGGAGAACCATCAATAAGCAAAAAATCGTTATATTCATAAATAAAATCTATTTAGCAGATGAAGAAATTATGACTGAAGAAGAACGAATTAATCAATTAAAGAAACAATTCTCATTCCTTGAGACGGAACGGCATTACTGGGATAGAGGTATCTGGCAAGAAATAGCGGACTACGTCTGCCCCATAAGAGAAGATTTGCAATGGACGCAAAACAAAGGGCAGACACAGGGCAATAAAGCTTACGATGGCACAGCAATTTACGCATTGAACTTAGCAGCCGATGGTACACATGGGTATATGTTTAATTCTGCGACGCAATGGTTTAATTTTAGACTGCCGAGACAGTTACAGCACACCGAGAATGAACCTTCCGTTAGAATGTATATCGAGGATTTACAGAGTGTAATTTATTCTGCATTACAGGATTCTAATTTTTATTCCGAGATGAGAATTTTTCTAAAAGATTTTTTTAGTATCGGGACTGCATCATTAACGATAGAAGAAGATTTATTCTCAAATAAACTATGTTTCAATACTCTGCACCCAAGAGAAGGGTATATTGCAGAAGATAAACATGGCAATGTTGACACTTTTTTTAGGAAAGTCAAACTAACTGCACGACAAGCAGAGCAGAGGTTTGGGAAAGAAAAACTATCTGAAATTATTAAAAACTCGTTAACAAACAATCCATATCAATTATTTGATTTCTTGAATGCAGTATTCCCGCGAAATGATTTTAATGATAATAAACTTAGTTCAATAAACAAAAAATATGCCTCAATATGGCTCGAATTTAACTCAAACAAAATATTATATGAAGGTGGATATAATGTTTTCCCGTATATGGTAACTCGTTATTCTAAATCAGGGGATGAAGTCTATGGTCGGTCTCCTGCTGCATTTGCATTGCCAGAAATTAAGAGTTTAAATGCTATTGCCAAAGACTTGCTTGGTGCGGCACAGATGGCAGTCAGACCGCCACTAAATATACCAACTGAGATGAAAGGGAAAGAAAGATTGTCTCCATTTGGAAAGAATTACTATGGAGGCGATTATAACAGAATAATCAGTCCAATCAATACAGGAATAAATTTTCCAGTGGGACTAGATAGAGAAAAAGAAAAACGAGAAATTATAGAAAAGCATTTCCATGTGGATTTTTTCCTGATGCTCCAACGTGCTGAACGAGAAATGACTGCACGAGAAATTATAGAACGTACGGGGGAAAAAGCCTCTGTGTTATCAGCAAGTATCGGGAACTTAACAACAGTAACAGATAAAATATTCGATTATGTCATTTATCTTGAAAATGAAGCAGGTAGGACACCGCCACTTCCAGATATTTTAGCTCAATATGGTGGCAGTAATATTGATATTGTCTATATGGGCCCTCTTGCTCAGGCGCAACGCAGACTCTTTGAAACACAAGGGATACGACTTGGGCTTGACCTGGCATTGCCTATAATTACAGCATTCCCTGAGACAGCAGATGAAGTTAATTGGTCTGAAGCATTAAAACAGCTTCTGATTTCTAATGGTTTTCCGCAGACAGCATTAAATTCACCAGAAGTTATTGCCTCGATGAAACAGGCACGACAGGCACAGCAGACAGCTGATAAACAAAAGGTAGATGCCGATATAACAAGCGATATAATGAAGAAACTTTCACAAGCTGTAAAAAATGCTGGCGGAATTGAGCAAATTAAAACCCTTTTGGCAGAGGCAGGGTCGGGAGTAAATGAACAACCTATTGTCTGACAAAAAAAAACGAAAACTTATTCTTGATGAACGTATAGCATGGAGGAATATTTTTAGCTCTCCATCGGGTAAGATGGTTTTTAGGCAGATGGCTGCCGAATGCCATTTTTTTGATAGCAGTATATCTGCTGATGATGTTGATGCAATCAGCAGGAATAACTATTTTAAAATTATTATTGAACGTCTTGGAGTTTTTAATTATAGCAATATGACTGCAGAAATGGTTACAGATGCAATACTTGATGCCTTGCTGAAGTTACCGTTAACTGTGGAGCAAGAAGATAAAATTGATTGACAAATAACATAAATTGATTTATATATAAACAGAGGCAAAGCAAAGGATTAAGAATATGTCAATTTTAAACTACCACTTAATTTATCTCCTACGTGGTGTCGGAGACGAGTTAAGGGGTTTTTTATTTTAAGGGAGAAAAACAAATGGGAGAAGAATTGGACGACCTGAATGGAAATGATGGGAGTCAAGAAGATGGTGATAAAAGTGCGGAACGACCAGCATGGTTAGCTCAGCTTCCTGATAGTTACAAAGAAAATGAAACCTTGTCTCAATTCAAAACAATTGGAGATTTAGGGAGTAAGTTTCTTGAGCTTGATGGAAAGACGAAAAGCTATATCAAGCCATTGGGAGAGAAGCCAACACCAGAGGAAGTAAGTGAGTATAGAAAATCAATTGGAGTGCCAGAAAAGGCAGATGGTTACAAAATTGAAAGACCGGAAACGTTACCTGAAGGTATGGTTATTGATGAGCTTCTTGAGAGCAAATTTAAAGAAATCGCTCACAAAAACAACTTTACACCAAAGCAGGTTACAGAACTTGCTAAGATGCACAGTGAGTACATGATAAATATTCATAACGACGTTATGAAAGGTATCAAAGATAACAGAGATAAAGCAACCGACACTCTCAAAACCATCTGGAAGGGCAATTCATACAAGGAAAACACCGAGAAAGCCGTTCGGTCATTCTACAAATTTCTTGAAAACTCTGATGCGCCAAAGGAATTTGGCGGGAAGGAGGGAATCAAGACATGGGTTGAACAGAATGGTTTTGGTGATGACCCTGTAATGGTATGGTTTTTCAGTAAAACATTTGACCTTATTGGAGATGACAAATTTATTAAAGGCTCTCCTTCTGGCGCAGGTGGTGGCGATGTCTTGGATAAGATGTTCCCATCAATGGCAAAATAACAATAAGGAGATAAGAATATGGCAACATTAGCAGCAGATTATACTCTGCTTGAGCAAGCTAAACGAATAGACCCTGATGGTAAGCAATCAAGTATTGCTGAAATCATGGCTAAAGCAATAAGTATGTTGCTGGATATACCATTTTTCCCTTCTAATGACTTGTGGAGCCATAAAACCACACGAAGGGCAAATCTACCAGCAGGCACATGGAGAGGATTAAATCAGTATGTAGCAAGCGAAAAATCGCAGGTTGACGAAGTATTGGATGTAATCGGCATCTGCGAGACATTTGCTTCCTATGATATTGAGTTCATCAATAATATGCCTAATCCCAAGCAAGCACGGATGACTGAGGCTAAAGCCTTTATTGAGGGATTAGCTCAATCTCTATGTTCAGCATTTCTTTACTCAAACAATAAAGTAACACCTAAACAACCACATGGCATTGCGCCACGTCTTGCTTCACTTGGCAGATATGTTGTAACTGCAGGTGCTGGAGCAGCATTAACCTCTGTTTATGTTGTCAACTGGGACGAGGACACGGTCTTTGGTGTGTATCCAAAGAATAGCGAGGCAGGTAGCTCAGATGGATACCCAGTCATGCACACAGATTTAGGTGAAAGAATAGCCACAGATTCAAATGGCAGCAAATTAAGAGTTTATGAGGATAATTTCAAAATCAAGGCAGGATTGGTTATCCGAGACCCAAGAAGTATTGGCAGGGTTGCCAATATACCCTCTGCGACAGCAGGTGCTGTAGCCTTTGAGGATTCCCTGATTACACTTATTGATAGAATGAAAATCAGTGCAGGGGCAAAAATCTACATGAATGAGGCTATCATCTCAGCGGCAAGAATCAGGATGAAGGACAAGAACAATGTCCACTGGATGCCAGGTAAAGGTGCAGGACTCTTTGGCGAGCCTGTTATGTATTTTGATTCAATTCCTATCAGAAAAATAGATTCAAGTATTCTATTAAATTCTGAAACAGAGGTAACATAAAAGGAGATTAATATGACGGATGAAAAATTAGTATTCTCAAGCGGACAATCAGTAACAGCCGATGCAGCCTCCACCAATGTCGTTGATTTAGGAGCATTAACTGATGATAGAGGAACTGCGTTAAGCGAGTTTGGTCCTGAAGGTGGGCAGTTAAGACTCGTAGTGATTCTGCCAACAGTAACAACCAAAACTGGAACAAGTATTAAATTCACCCTCCAGTCATCGTCTGATGATGCTGTTGGAGATGCTTTTGCTGATACAGAAATCACAAAAACCGTTCTTGCAGCACCGATGGTAGCGGGATATGAGGTGTTGAATATCGCTCTTCCACCAGGACTTGAACGATATATTCGAATGTATTACGATGTAACCGATGGTGGGCAAGCATTTTCAGTAACGGTTGATGCACGGCTAAGATGGGGACAAACATCATAACCAGAAAAAAATAAGGCGGGTTTAAGGACTCGCCTTATTTTTAACAAGGAGATAATGAATGAAAAAGATAATTTTGGCTATTATTTCAATACTTTCAATCGCAAGTATTGTTTATGCAACCACAGTCTATGATATTCAGACATTTGCAAAAAAGACAATTTTTCTTACTGCAACACCTATTGAGTTTGAAGGAGCTACAAATGATGCCTATGAAACATCCTTAGCAGTAACAGACCCAACCGCAGATAGAATATGGACATTTCCAAATGCTTCAGATACATTTGTTGGACTTGCAACAACAGATACGCTTACAAATAAAACCCTGACAAGCCCAAAAATCGGCACATCTATTCTTGATGCCAATGGAAATGTTATGTTTGGGTTTTCTCCTCAAACTACCGCGGTAAATTATTTACAGTTTCTTAACTCCCCTACTGCAACAAATTTAACTGTTAATGCAGTGGGAACAGATACAAATATTAATTTATCTGTTAACTTAAAAGGCTCTGGGACACTCAATATACAGAATCAAACTGCAACTGATGATACAATTGTGATTGCACCCAAGATAGGTGGTTTAGCTTATTTTTCTGGAACAATTACAAGTAGCGATTTAACTACACCGTCTAAAGTATGGACATTTCCTGACCTTACAGGAACAGTTACTTTAACTACTAATAAATTAGATGTCTTTGCGGCGACAACATCTTCTGAATTAGCTGGTGTTATTAGTAATGAGACTGGTTCAGGTAGTCTTGTTTTGGCAACAGCACCAACTATAACCAGTCCAAAGATAGGGACTTCTACTCTTAATACTGCAACCGTAACATTGACATCGGCTCAGATTAAGGCATTGGCAACACCCATACAGATTGTAGTAGCTCAAGGGGCTGATACAATTATTGAATTTGTGAGTGCTGTTTTAGTGCTTGATTATGGTTCTGAGGTATTAGCCGAACCAACGGCTCCTGATGATATGGTAATTGAATATGAAACAGCAGGCACGGATATTACGGCTGCAATTGATGCAACGAATTTTCTTGACCAAACAAATGATGAAGCACGATTAATACTCCCATCATGGACTGCAACAACTGACCTTGTTGCGGTAAAAAATAAAGGATTATTTTTGCTTAACACAGGTGATAATTATACTGGTAACGCATCTAATGATACAACTCTTGATGTTATTGTTAC